TTTTCCGACAATCCATATTCTGTCCCTCTGATGGTTTGCTCCAACGTCCGCTGCTCCCAGCACTCCCCATCTCGCATCAAACCCCATTGAGGCCAAGTCTCCGAGAACGGTTCCAAGTCCTCTAGAAGTGAGCATTGGTGAGTTTTCCACGAACACGAATCGGGGTCGTACTTCGTGAATGATGCGCGCCATTTCTCTCCACATTCCACTTCGCTCTCCATCAATTCCTGCTCCTTTTCCTGCGGAACTAATGTCTTGGCACGGAAATCCTCCCGAAACAACGTCAACAATTCCTCGCCACGGCTTTCCATCAAAGGTTTGTACGTCATCCCAAATCGGGAAAGTCGGGAGAAAGCCGTCATTTTGTCGGGCGCACAATACGCTTGCTGGGTATGGCTCCCATTCAACTGCACAGACTGTTCTCCATCCAAGGAGATGTCCCCCAAGTATTCCTCCACCAGCGCCTGCGAATAAAGCCAACTCATTTAACTGCTCCATTTTTCATTTGCTCCACAATGTAATCTTTAATGCCTTTGTACAAGTCCTGTTCGTCCAATTCTTTGACCCGCTGCCATGCGTAGGCTTTTGCGCCAGGTATACGGCAGAGGGCTAGGTAATGGGCAAACATCTTGTCTCGGGCCTCATCAGGGTTGAACATAAATTTTTAACGCTCTTTTTGCCATATCCATAACGGCAACAGGGCGTTTAATGCCTAACTTTTCCTCATGCACAATTTTCTTTGCCCAATATTTTTTGTCTTGGATATTGGCAATTTCATCTTGCGTTAGTTCCCTTGGCTCTATGCGTACAGGATGACTGCCCCATTGGTGGTAGGAGCAAAGCGGCCTGCCAATGTTTACACTCCAGCGTTCATGGCATCCAGGCATGGTGCATTGCAGGCTTGATTCATCGGTTTCGGGTTTTGTAGCCATCACATCTTCCAATTCGTTTTAAGTTGCGCCATTTTTTCCTTGATGTCGGCAGGCATGGATACTGTCCTTGGTTTGTACTCAATTGCGCCATCAGTAGGTATAGATGGGCCATTTCTGCATAAATCCCGAAACTTCAGTGCGCTAGGCGGGTAATCAGAGTTGCAGCAGTTAATGGCGTAATCCATGATTGGGCGGTAAGTTAGATAAATTCCCAACTGGTTTATCCACTCTTGGCGAATCATGTTTGGTTCAATCCCATCCCAATGCCGAACAAAGGTTGCGCCATAAATTGCATTTAGCCTGGCAAAAACGTATTCAAAGCCCGATTCTTTATCGCAAAAGTCGTTCATTGCTTACCTCCACAGTCTTTGCCCAAAAGGGTTTTGGGGCGGTTAGTCCACCAGTTAGCTGGTGCATATTGTTCTGCGCCTTCTGTGCTGCCGTGACTTTTTCGGCTATCCAATCGGCTTTGAAACTTGTCCAACCCCTTGTTACGCAAGTCTCCAATGCCTCTTGAAGGCTGATTCCTGCTTTGCGGGCTTCTTTTTCTATGCCATTTAGGGCAGTTTGCGTAATGGAGGCTTTCTTTTGCTTACGATGATTAACAAAGTCCTGCCAAACAATATCAGTCACACCGATAGGTGGGGCGACTGTATTCTTCTTTCTCTCTTTCTCTTTCTTTGTCTCTGTCTCTCCCTCTGTCTCTGGGATAGCAACTTGATAGCGTTCTGCTAACACACCGCTAGCAATAATGAAAAAACCATTATCAATCAATGGCTTAACACCATCTGCATAATCTTTTTCGGTAATTCGCAAACGAAAGACAAGTTCCTCAACAGAGGCATCAAAAGTGCCATCCTTTGCCTCACTTGCTAGCAACCAAAGCATTGGTGCAAGCGCCTTGCTAGCAATTGGCAAGCAAATAAATTCTCTGTTGTTAAGTAAATCGCGGTGGAGTTTGATCCAAGGTGGACAACGATCTTTGTAGTGCTGAAAGACGGCCCAATTTTTTGGCTGTAAAAGCATAGCAGTTTTTCCTTTTTCACACCCTTTAAAGGAAACCTCGGCAGGGGAAGGGATAACCCTTTTCGGTACGCTCATGACTTCGTACCTAGCCGTGTTTCACAAAATCTTACACCACTTTCTGCGCTTCCGCAATCTGTTTCTTGAACTTGTAAACAAGCACCTGTTGCCAGGACTTGGGCACTCCCCGCTGCCGCCAGTTGCTGATGACGTTCTGTTTCACGTCCAGCATATAGGCCAATCTGCCCACGCCGCCAGCCGCTTTGATTGCAATTTCCAGTAAGTCCATGTCCCACTATATCACATCTGTGAAGTGTTGTATTAAGGCAACTAACTAAAAAAATTTAAAAAAGACTTGCAAGATGAGTTCACATTTGTGATAATTCGTCCATGCCCTGAACTTCTCGGGGTCTTTTAAGGAGTCAGTAAATGAAAGTTTCTTACATTGTAGAAATTGTCTCAGGACAACCATTTGTGCCAGGTGATTACCACTTGGAATTTACCAGCCTCACCAACGCACTTAAAGCAGTCAATCTACTCATCAAACGTGGATGCCATATCCAAATGTTTGCCTCTAACGCAACAGGGGAAAAAGTATGAAAGAAATAGCTGCCCTCACCGCTGAATTTAAAGAAGCGGTAATCCGAGGATACATACCCCCAGTTGAAATGTGCCGTTTGCTTTATGAGATCAACGCAAGTCTCATGAATCATTGGCCCGAAATCTTTGACGGCATCCCGTTTAGCCTGGATGACATTGGAGATGAAGTTTACAAAGCAATCACTAATTTTGGGACAAATGATGAATAAAGCAAAAGATTACACACTCGCCGTTTTTATCGGCATTTCATTGGCATGGGTACTTGTTTATGGATGGGCATTATGAAAAATATAGCAACAGCATTGGTTAAAGCACAACGCGCATTTGGGCCAGCGCTTAAAAGTTCAACCAATCCACATTTTCGCAGCAAGTACGCTGACTTGTCGGCTTGTGTTGAAGCGGTGATTGACGGGCTAAATGGGGCTGGTATTGCCCTTGTTCAGCGCACTAGCATGGACGACACAGGCGTAACTGTGGAAACAGTTTTTGTGCACGAATCAGGCGAAATGATGGAGTGTGGAAAATTTCACGTTCCAGCATCTAAACAAGATGCCCAGGGTTACGGCTCGGCGTTGACTTATGCGCGCCGTTATTCTTTAATGACTGCCTCGGGCATTGCCCCCGAAGATGACGATGGCAATGCGGCAACCAAACGTCCAGCGCAGCCAGCATCAGAACCAAACGTAAACGCCATTGAAGAACTGCTAGTAAAAATGGCAGCTTGCGCCACTATTGACGAACTAAAAATTGCTTATAACGGTGCGTATGCTTGTTGTGATGGCAATCAGATATATCAAGCCAAAGTAATTGCAGAAAAAAACAAACGCTTTAAGGAACTTAAAAATGCCGCTTGAATTACCTAATGCTTGGGCTGGACTAATGACAATTGAACAAGGCACACCCGAATGGTTTGCTCAACGTCTGGGCAAGGTTACCGCATCACGGGTTGCGGACGTAATTGCCAAGACTAAGACTGGTTACTCCACCAGCCGTGAAAATTACATGGCTCAATTGGTATGCGAACGGCTAACAAACACGGTAGCGGAATCGTACACCAACTCTGCAATGCAATGGGGTACAGACAATGAACCGTTTGCTAGGGCTGCGTATGAGGCTCAAACCGGCGTGATGGTGGATGAAGTGGCAATGATTACCCACCCAACAATTAAAATGGCTGGCGCGTCTCCTGATGGCCTTGTCGGTGATGATGGGCAAATTGAAATTAAATGCCCAAATACAGCAACGCACATTGATACTTTGTTGACGCAGAAAGTGCCTACAAAGTACATCACGCAAATGCAATGGCAAATGGCTTGCACCGGCCGCGCCTGGTGCGACTTTGTTTCTTTTGATTCAAGAATGCCGGCGCATCTTCAAATGTGGGTTTCACGGGTTAATCGTGATGACGCATACATCAAAACTTTAGAGGAAGAAGTGGTTACATTCCTCAATGAAGTCCAACGTAAAGTAACCCAACTCGAGGAAATGAATCATGGCAGTAACTAAAGAAATCTCTTGTATTGTTGGGACATACACCAATAAAGACGGCGCACAAAAAAACCGTTATCAGCGCATCGGTAGCATCATTACTACTAAAAACGGCGAAATGCTCAAGCTGGATGTTGTTCCACTAATGGAAGGCGGATGGAATGGTTGGGCGTATATCAACGATCCAAAACCAAAAGATGGTTTTCCAAAAGATGATGACGTACCGTTTTAAGGAACAGCCATGACTACTTATGCAATGGTAGAGATGGACATAATACGTTGGGCAGAGGCTCGCAAGATTATCCCTAACTCAACGCCTGGAACTCAATTACTCAAAGCAATGAGTGAAATGGGAGAACTTGCCGATGCCACCATTAAAGACAACCGCGAGGACATTGTTGATTCGGTGGGTGACGTAATGGTTTGCCTCATCATTTACTGCGCCCTGCAAGACATCAATTTGGTTGACTGCATGGAAGTTGCCTACGATTCAATCAAAAACCGTAAAGGGATACTCCGCGAAAACGGCGTATTTGTTAAAGCATGAAATTCCTAAAAGCATTCAAAGATTTTTGGCGTGATCGCACTCCGCTGGAAGTAATCAGCAATGAACTTGCCCAGGCGCACTTAGATCGCTTGGAGGCCGAAAACGCAGTAGAGTATGCAACCGCCGTGCTTGATATGAATTTGACTCGTATAGAGCGCCTTGAAACACGCATGAAGGAGTACAAATGACAGACGCAGACAAAGCGTATATGGCGCATGAAACACCCGAGGAAGAACATGACACTTGGGAGTTTCTTGCTCAACAAGTTAAAGGCATCCTGGCCTTTGCAGCCATCGTTGTAGGCGTATGGATGCTTGTTGCAGCGGTAGTACTGAAATGACAGGCTTTGCCTCAAAACGATTAATGACATTGGACAAAATGAGCTTTTTACTTAACATTGAATCAGATTCGGCCCGCAAAGCGCTGAACATCACAACCCCTTGGAAACGCCGCCCAAAGGCCGATAACGAGGCTTTAGCCAACGCAATTAACATTTGGAACCAGCCGGTATACCAGCCGCCTAAAGACGAATACGTGCGCCCTGGTGCGCTTGACTTTAAGAAAGTAAAAAGTAAATGAGGCGCAGTAGACACGCCGATATTAGGAAGGCTTTACGAGAACACCCCGATGGACTTACCCGTAAACAAATCCAGTTT